AGACTACTGAAAAAGAGGCATTACTTGGAATAGGAATGACAGGTATTGCCAGTGGTAATGTCTTGAAGTTAGATCTTAAAGAGGCTGCTGAGGCATCTCATAGAGGTAACAGAATGATGTCAGATATGATTGATGTAAATGAGGCGGCACGTATTACTTGTGTTAAGCCATCCGGTACATCTTCTTTGGTATTAGGTACATCAAGTGGTGTTCACGCATGGCATGATGATTACTATATCCGTAGAATCCGTGTGGGTAAGAATGAGGCGATGTATACATACTTGAGTATACACCATCCAGAGTTGGTGGAAGACGATGTTATGAAGCCACAAAGCCAAGCGGTTATCTCGGTTCCAGTTTCTACTCCACAAGGGGCTATAACAAGGGCCTCAGAAAATGCTATTGAATTCTTAGAGAGAGTAAAGTTCTTACACGAGAACTGGATTAAGCCTGGACATAAGTACGGAGACAATACTCACAACGTATCGGCAACTGTAACTATAAAGCCTACAGAATGGGCAGAGGTTGGTGAGTGGTTATGGGAGAATCAGAATCACTATAATGGTTTATCTTTCTTACCTGAGGATCTTGGTACATATCAGCAGACTCCATTTGAAACTATTACTAAGGAAGTATATGAACAGATGGTTCAGAAAGTACACGATATTGATGTAACTAAAATTATTGAAGTTACAGATAATACAAATTTGAGTGAAAATTTAGCGTGCTCTGGTGGTAATTGTGAAATAGTTTAGTATATTTGCTAAAGTTTCATATTTTATTTAGATTAGTGGGAAGTGGGAGTCAATGACTCCCATTTTTTTATTATATTTGTGCAAGCTATGAATATAATATTCAAATTTTTATCTTTAGTTTTAGTCTTTTCTTTAGTGGCTTGTAACCCTAGTTATGAGCAAGCAAAAAAAAAGCATCAAAGGCTCGTAGAACTTTACCCCGAATTGATTGAAAGAGATACAGTAACTATTACTGATACTATCGTTACGGAGAAGGAAGTAATAGTGCCAGAGTATAGGGATTCGTTTGTTATTCAATACGATACGATTATCGAAACTAAAAAAGTAATCATTGAAAAGAGAGGTAATTCTTTTGGTATTATAGTCAAGCCCGACACATTAACCCTAACCGATACAATCACACACACAGTTAAAGTCCCAGGAAAAATTGTGACAGTCACAGAAATCAATTGGATGTATGTTGTGGTTGCATTTATCTTAGGAATTCTAACCTTAGCATTTGTAATGAAAAGATGAAATTTGTAGAAGAATCCTACAATAAAAACGACCAAAAAGCAAAAGACTTATTAACAAGTTTTCTTAGATTTCGTGGACACGAAGTATTTGATAATCAGGATAAGTATGGAATAGATTTGTACAGCACCATCCCCGACAAGAAATTTTGGTGGGAGGTAGAGATGAAGACCAGAAGACCTTGGACTTGTCGTGAAGACTTTCCATTCGATAGTGTTTCTTTCTTGGGGAGAAAAAAGAAGTGGGCAGATCAATTATTTTGGTACGTTATTATCTGTGATGAGACACACGCTGCGTTGATATGTAGATCTGATACCATATTTAAACCTGAGTATCAAGAAAAAATATATATCAACACTGCCGACAGAAAAGGAAAAGATATTTTTTATCGAGTTCCTAAAGAATATTGTATATTTGTCCCACCTAAAGAATTTAAAGTATGAACGACAACATTAACCCACAACACTACAAGTCAGGAGACATAGAATGTATTCAGGCTATTAGAGCTTCTATGAGCAAACAGCAATACTCCGGATACTTAAAGGGAAACATAATGAAGTATCTATGGCGATATGACCGTAAAAACGGAGTTGAGGATTTGAAGAAAGCACAGTGGTATTTAAACGAATTGATACACACTAATGAAGATATATTGGACATACAGCAAGCTAAACCTTAAGGCATCAGAAGTAAGAGAACACGAGAAGGCTAAGGTTAAATTCTCAGACGAGAAGTCACATATCGGTGGTCTAGGACGGTCTCCGATAATAACTCATTGTATAAACAAAGATGGGATGTTATTTGTTTTAGACTATTGTCCGGGAACAGAAATACATTTAGCATTAATAGGGGGATTGAGTTTGGATAATTGTTATCAAAATACTGCAACTAAAGAGCAGTTGTTAACACTAAGTAATATAGTAAGATTTTATTTATCTTTGGGAGAACCAATACAAGAAGGAGATTTTTCTAATTTTGATTTAAAGACATGGCTAAAAGCAATAAACAAATAATTGAAGACGAGATTAAAGAACTTCAGAAGTTAATCTCTTGGTGTGATTACTACACAGCAATCAACAACCCATTTGAAGCAAACAAAGCACAAAAAGAAATTGAGGACCAAAAACGAAAAATTAAACAACTTAGAGAAACTCTCAACATACCTGAGAGAAAATAAGTTATCTGAGCAAGATGCAATAGAAAGATTACAGGTTCAATCATTTGATCCTGCAAAAGACTTTTATGCAACTTTGGTCTCAGCCTCCAAACAATTAATGAGTAAGGTCCGGGAGGAGATGTTGGACTTAGACGATCCGTATCAAAAAGGACTATTTCAATTATTACAAGCAGGTGATAAGATTAATAAAAGTTTAAAACTTGCTAAGTTAGAAGCGTATCCAGAGGATGACCAAACAGAAGATGAGGCATCTTTCTTGGATAGAGTGTCCACAAGGAAATGAAGAAACCTAAATTTGATTACGATACTTGGTATGCCAAGCATGGTCTGAGTGATAATGCAACCAAATCTGAAAAAGATTATTGGTGGGCTAAACAAAAAGAGTATTGGATTGAGGGATTCGGTGGACTGACTGGTCCACACTTTTTTGCCTTGACACAGGGTTTTGTAAAAGACGCTAGAGGTTTTAAAAAGAGACCTGTTTGGAGAGATATAGATGAATTAATCTATGAGGGCTATATGGAGGCTCGAAGAACAAATCATGATTTATTTGTTACTAAGAGGCGTGAGGTAGGATTATCCTTTATCTTTGGAGGTATTATTCCAATGTGGATAGCCATGACTAACCCTGGCTCTACATCCTTGATTACATCAGCAGATAAGAAAAGACTTGAGGCACTATTTAAAGATAAAACGAGGGTTGTGTACGATGAGTTCGACAACTATGCAAAACCTGGAATTGTATCCACACGACAGGAAGGGTATTTGCACTTGGGTCGTAGGGAGGCTAAGACCGGATCTATTAGTGGATTGGACTCTCAGATTATCACTAAGGAAACAGTTGATACTCCTACTGCTTTTGAGGCCTATCGTGCTATGCATATCTTCATTGACGAGTGTATGCTACACCCCAAGGCTGATAAGGTTTACAAGTCTGCTCAGGCAAGTACTAAGTCTGGTTTTGTAAAGGTTGCTCCTATTGTCATTGGAGGAAGTGCCGGTGAGGCTACATCCACAGGACAGAAGTTAGCAAAGACATTGTGGGATAATGCTGAGGCCCTAAAGATTCTGACAATATTTTTGCCTGGTAATAAGGGTATTATGGAAGCCCCAGAGTTGGATGAAAATGGTAGGGAAACAGGTAAGATATTGAATTTCTGCCCCAATGGTTACAGCGATGAAAAAGGTGCTGAAGAATGGATTTTAAAAAGTAGAGAGACTCTAGATAAACTAGAAGATAAGAGTTATCTTAACTCATTTATAAAACAATATCCACTAGATATACAAGAGGTATTTTCTGTGGCAGGTGCAGGGGCATTCCCCAAACACATTATGGATAAGTTGGATACTCAAGAGAGAATTATTTTAACTGAAAGACCACCGATTGATCGATCAATACTAAGAAGAAATTATGATGGAACGATTATTAAAAAGGCTGATGTCAGTAGCCCTATGTATTTTTTGGAGAATCCTAATCCTGACCACACTTATATTGGTGGCATTGACCCTATCCCATTCAATTCTAAAAACATGGGGGACGGTTCTAACCAAGCCTTAGTGATTAAAGATATAGATACCAATAGATACGTAGCATTTTATTCAGAAAGGGACTCAGATCCCGATGTTATTGTAAACAACATGATGTTATTACAAGAGTACTACAATAATGCTACAGCAATGATTGAGATAAACAGAGGGGGAGTAGTTAAGCAGAAGTACAAAGACTCCGGTAAGATTCATTTACTTGCTAAGAAGCCTGTGTTTTTGGGTAAGGGCTTCTGGAAGGATGATGACTCAATAGGTTACTATAAGAATGATGTAACAGCAGAGAGGGGTAATTCATATATTATTGATTACCTAAACGCCAATACCGATGATATATGGTTTTTGGAAATGATTCAAGATCTCAAAAACTATTTGATTGAGAACACGGACATTGCCGATGCTATGGTAGCTTGTGAGATTCTACACAAGAATATTGTTAAGAAGTTTGAGAGAAAGAAACCTGAGACCGTAGAGGTTAAAGAAATTCCAATGTTGGAATATCGGAACGGTCGATACGTGAGGGTTTGGAAAAAAGTGCGAGTTTAGCCTTATTGATTTTTATTTTTTCTAGATACGCCACTAGTATATCTATTGTGCGTACCGACAGCATCCCATCTTCAATTTCTATGGGTAACTTTACTTTTCTTCTGGCTGTTAATATTAAATTCCCATCTTTTATATAAGTCGAAAATTTATATCTGAGGGTAGGTATAATTACGTCTGAGATGTGGGTATGATTGGGAGAAAATATTACCTTCTGGTGTAGCATCTCATAACGTAACGCTAACAGAATGACTCTCAAGTCAATACCATATGTTCTGAAAGGTAAACTTACAGCAGACTCATCTGTAAGGGTTGTATCGTTTGTATTAATTTCTGACATTCTTTGTAAAAAAATTCGTAGTTAATATTTTTAAAATCAAAATCTTCTATAACATTAAATGGATAAGTCATAGAGGATTCGCATAGGTGATGCTCTCTACCATCCTTATTTACTTTCATACTTCTACCTCCTTTGACTACAGGTATAAATCGGTATATCTTTCCGTAGTTATCTCTCCTTTCCTTATCCTTTTCTAGATATACATATTCTACTGACCATCCGGGAGATGCCTTGTATCGTCCACAAAAATCCAATATATTTTTATGGTTGTCTATGGTTTGTTCTATCGGAGTCCCATTCACAAAGTATTCTTTCACTGCCATTGGTACAATCATATAAGAGTTATCCTTATGCCAGTCTTTAGAAGTTTCAAACGCACCCTTTTCCTTGACCTTAGCATCCACACCCACAGCAATATAGTTATTTACATCACGGATAATCATCTGAGAATACTCATTGTACTCCAAGGTCAACTTTGTCTTTTGCTCCCATTTTTCACAGACTTCAATGATTTGCTCCCATTTTTCTTGCGGTGCACTCACTGTTAATCCATCTGTGTTAACTTGGAGTATCTCTGCACCTGCTCCAACTACACTCTCCATCAGCATTGTAATGAGTAATTGTCCGTTGACCGTTACTGCATAGAATACATATGGATCGTAAAAACAACTTACATCAGAACCTGTTTTACCGAATAAACCATTCAGTGCTAACTTGAGTGCATCACTTGTTAACTTGTCTCCGTCAAGCTGTGCCCTGACTCTTTGTTGGAAAATGTCATGGTATACCCTGACAAAAGTATCTTGATCCATCTGACGAGGATGTAACCTATTCTGAATGAATAAGTTAGGATAGTATGACTTTACATCAATGTCAAGTATTTTGTAAGTTTTACTTGACTTATAGACTCCCGGAGAGATACATCCATGCACACCTCCCACACCATAATCGATAGGAATACCAGCATAATTTATTTTAAATGAGAATGATTTCTTTTGTTGGGCTAACTTACGTAGAACAATATTGTTATCGTTAAACATATCTAGCAACTCGTTTGTACTTTTGTTCATGTTAACATTTTGCACAAACTCCTTGAGGTACTGAGGAGAGGATACGGTCTGACGCATCAAGCCCAATAATTTGATTAGCTTTGGGTCTCGGAACTTGACATAATCAAATATGATATCCTTTAGGGGTACATTCCTCTTCTGACCTCTGACTTCTCTCAGGTCTTTAGGAGATACATCCATTGCCTCAGATAGGTACTTAATAAATATAGACTCTCCAATGACTACATCACTCTTATTGATTACGTTCAGATTGTACTTAGACTTAATCTTTTTACGGATATCAATTTTATTTTTACATACCTCATAGAACTTGGCAGTAAATAAAACATCGTTTAAGTTGTACTCGATGATATAATCCTCTTCTGAGCGATTAACTTTGCGTGAGTGATGGTAAGGTATATCCATTACGTTATCCCAGCCGAGAGACACTTCTAATGCTTTCAGCGAGGTACTCCTTGCCTTGTTATCGTAATGGTTCAATAGATACAAATCTAATTGTTTGATTTCCTCTTTGGCATAAGTTCTCTTATCTTCAGAGACTAACTTCTGAGTGTATGCGTATATCTTTTCGGCAGTAATAGTTTCCTGATTCCATATCCAATAGGTTATAGGCCAGTCAAAGTAAAGGTTGTTGAAGCCAATCATTCCTCCCTTAGATTTCTTGATCGATCTCAAATGCTCCTTTAGCTCTTGATGTTGGTTCTTCCAACTTGAA